ATACAAAAGGATTAGGAACGCTTTGCTATCTTGATAATATTGAGGTATTATAATGACTCCAGAGATGTTTAATATGATTTATCTGGGCGACACGCAGGGAGACTGCGAAAACAAGATGTGTCTATTTGTAAAATTACCAGAAATTATAGAGCAGATTAAAAGTTGGGTTAAGGTTTCTGGGCAATGGCTTGAAGCTAACGTTTTTGTTAAAGTAGCAGGTATTTGGAAATCTGCTATTCCTTATGTAAAAATTAATAAAGTTTGGAAATATATTTAAGGAGAAATTAAAATGAGTATTCCAACAATATTTCATGTATTTCAAGATGTTCATGCAGACGCAGGTAAAATAACTGCTGAAAGATTAAACACTAACTGGTCAAGATTATATGATATGTTTGACCCAGCTAAAATAGGTATAAGTGAAGACAATATAAAAACTATAAGCAAAATATTAGTAGCAAATAGAAATTATACTGGAGTAAATAAAATCACTGGTAGCTTTGAATTTAATGCTTGCCCAATAATTCCTGATGCTTCTTTATCTGAAGCAAAAATAAATATTGTTAATTTAGTAAAAAAGGTTAGCGGTAAAATTCCTGATATAGATATTGATACAAACATACCAAGAAAAAATATTGATGAAACTATTTCTGGAAGCTGGACATTTAATCAAGCAATAAAAAATTTTCTTGCTGAACATAAAGAAGCTTTACCAGACACTGTTGTTAATGGACAAATTATAGAGTTTTCTGGAGATTTATATGTAGGAAAAAATGATATTTGGGAAAAGATTAAGTATGTAAGTTCACCAGTAAGTGAGTTAGGTTCAATAGTAAGTAATAATACAAGAATAGCTGGTGGTGGTATTTTAGTTACCAATACAGTGAGTTATATAAAATTAAAGCAATATACAGCAAACGAGGCAACTGGCCCTATTAGAGTTATTTATGGTGGAGAATCAGGGATAGGCGGGCCATATCTTAATTTACAACTAAAGAAAAATGGGGTAGAGGTAAGCACGTTAACTATAGCACCTGATTCAACCGATTCAAAAAGCTATGATTTCACAAGTTTAGCTCAGAACGACACCATAGAACTCTGGGGTTTCATAAGTCAGGGAACTATTGCCGAGGTTAATGAATTCGATATATGCTATGACCATGCGATTAAAAAGATTGACGGCCATACTTTAATAACGCCAATCACGATAGCGTTTGAATCTGGTCTGGCTTATAGCTTTACAACAAGCTAATAAATAAATGAAATATATAAAAAAGGAGAATTAAAATGCCTATTAACCCATTAATTGGTTCAGCTTTGATAGAGACTGGTGGTGGCTTGTTGAGTGGTTTATTAAAAGGTATAGGAAAGGGTAAAGCTGCTAAAGAATTAAAGAAAGAAACTAAACCAAAAACACCATACTATGAATCTTTTGCAAGTTTACCAATTTTGCAAGGATTATTGCAAAAGTCTATTCTTGGAGCTATGGGAACACAGCTTGGGCAAGATACTTTAAGCCAGTGGGGCATAAATCCTGACCAGATAATGAGATTATTTGCAAGTAAACAAACAACTTCACCAAGCATTTATAGTATGCTAACTGGAAAGTTTAATAAACAACAATAAGGAGAAACAAAATGCCTAACAATAATAACAATAATGATGAAACATTTTATTCTCCAGAATTAGAAGAGCTTAAAAAAAGCTTGCTGGCCAGGGACTGGTTTAAAAGTCCATATCAAGATTTATATATGGAACAATATGAACGATTAAATCAACCTATGAATGTTCAATCACTAATAAATACTGCAAGAGCTAATATAGCTGGACAAACACAAGCTGGTATTCAAGAAGCTCAAAGAGCTACTGGAGCAAGAGGTTTTGCTGCTGGTGAATCTGGGATAGCTAATAGAGCAATACAAAATGCTATTAGAGCTGGACAACAAGCATTAGGACAAACTATTGGTCAGATATCTGGACAAGCACAGCAACAGGAGCTTGGTAAAGCACAAGCAGCTACACAATTACTTAATGCTTTAACTACTACTGGACAAGAAGGAGCTTTAGGTGCATTACAATTAGGTGGCGGATTAGAACAATTTCAAAAACAATTTGGTCAGGGACAGATTATGGATTTTCTAAATCTGCTTATGGGTTTGTATGGAACTGAACAGCAAAGTCAATTAGCTCGTTATTCACCTTATTGGAGTGCTTTATCTACTATTTATAGTGGATAGTTTAGATAGGAGATAAATATTATGGCTATTGATTTAAGAGAAATTGGGAAAAGTATAGAAGACACTTCCAGTAAGGTAGCAGACATATTATTAAGAAAGTATTTAACAGAGCAAGAAATAGAAGCAAGAAGAGCTGAATTAGAAAAACAATTAGAACAACAGCGTCTTCTTCATGAAGAAAATTTAGCTTTTGAAAAGCAAAAATTAGATACAGATTTAGCAAGAAGAAAAGAGGAGTTAGATAAAACCCTTGCTCAAGAAAGAGATTTAAGTTTAAGAAGCGACAGAAGACAATACAAAGCTACTCTTATGAGTGGTGGTTTGTCACCAGAAGCAAGCGAATGGATGACAAGAATAGAGTTTGCTGCTAATCCAATGGAAAAACAAGTAGGCACTGCTATTATGCTAAAATACAATGAATTAATATCTAAAGCATTGCAGGGAAAAACACCTACTCAAGAAGAATTAAATCAATTACCCCCAGATTTAAGAACAGCATTCTGGAAGGATTATCAAAAGCATCGGCTTGCTGAAAGCCAGATACAGGAAAACTTATTGTCTGGATATGGAAGAATAGCTAATGTGCTTGGTAAAGATATAGAATCAGACCAAGAACTTTTTGAAGATATTAGAAAAAGAGAACTTGAGCAAAGAAAGAAACAACGAAAAGAAGTTGCTACTTCGATAGAAAAAATAAATAATGAAATAGAGAAATTAGATACAGCAATTGCAAATAAAGAACTTCAGTTAGCTAATAAATTATCACCTGCTGGACTCACAAGAAAAACTTTAGCAGAACTTACCAGTGGTATAGGAGAAGAAAGTGGTGATGTAGAAAAGGCAGTAAAAAAATTTACCCCAATTTTTGAAAAATATCCAGAAATACCAGCTTTACTAAATGAAATAAATAGGCTAAAAGCACAAAAAACTTCTTTAGAAAAAGATTATATGCGGGCACATAGTAAATTGCTTGAAACTACTGGAGTGCCAGAAGAGAATGTTGGCAGTGTAAATATAATGCAACCAGCACAACAGACACAAGCAAGAAAAATTATAACTTCATCTCAAATAGATAGCTTAGTTAATGCCTGGATAAAAGAACATCCAGAGGCTGCTAAAGTAAGAGAAGATGTAAGACAAACAATAATAAATGACTATAAAGAAAAAGGCTATATAATACAATGAGTAATGGTTTAGTTGCTCCTGATTTAGAAGAGAAACTTAAAAAACTTACTGACACTTCTATTCAAACACCAGAAACTCAGATAGATTCAGACCTTGAATCTAAATTGCTGGCAATAACTGAACAAGCAAAATATGGGGAAGAACAGCAGCCAACTCCTGCTGAAAGTTTAGAAAACAAGTTAATGAGAATAACCTATCCTGAAGGCCAGCCAGCTGCAACAATTTCTGCTGCACCTAAAGAAAGCTTATGGCAAAAAATTAAATATGCTATTGGATTAGAGGAAGAAGACAAGTTTACTTATGAAGATGTAGAAAGGGCTGCTGCTTTACAAGGAAAAGAAATAACCCCAACAACAGAATATGAAAAAGCTAAAGTTATGGGTGTTTCTCTTCCAACAGGAAAAGTAATTTTACCAAGTGGAGAAGTTAAACATGATGTTGGAACAGGATTAACAACAGCTGTCGTATCTGGTCTGGCCAGAGGAATTACCTTAGGCATACCAGAAAATTTAATGAGACTTGTTGGAAAAAAAGAATGGGCAAGTTATTACCCAGAAACAAAAGCTGACCAGATAAGTTATGCTGTCGGTAATCTGGTTGGCTTTGTTGGTTCTCCTATTGTTAAAACTTTTCATAAGGCATTTAGTAATCTAACCAGCAAAGTAATTAGTAGTGAAACCATTGGAAAAGCTGGACAAAAGTTTGGGGCAAAGGGAGCGAGTGGAATAAAATTTTTAAAAGAATTTGTTGATAATGCTACAACTATGGCCACTGCCTTTGCTGTTCAAACACCAATCACAGATAAGAAAGATGAATATTTAAAAGAAGTTTTAAACAATGCTATAAATGGTGCAACAGTAGCCTCAGTATTTCAAACTGTTAGCTTGATAAATCCAAAACTTATTGAGTTTGTTTCACCAGAAGGAAGTAAATTAATAACAGCTATAAATAAGAAATCGTCTCCTTTTTTGTTTTCTGTATTTAGAGCTGGAACAGCGGCTGCTGCTGATTCTTTACTTTTCTCTGAACAAGCTCAACAACCTGATTTAGTAGATAGAATTTTTAATATTGGTATAGCCGCTTATTTTGGAGCTAAATCACAATTCTTACCAGCAGAAGCAATTGCTGCTCAAGTTCATCAGGAGATAGCAAGAGATACAAAAAAGATACTAAAAGAAATGCCTGAAGTTGCTAAAGCAGCAAAAGAGCTTGAAATAAAATCTCGTGATTCTGCTAACACATACTTATCAGCTGATGCTGAAGACCAACCATTTCCTAAAAAAATAAAGATACTTGTTAAGAAAACACCTAAAACACCAACAGAAGAACCGCAATATGAAGTAAAGGAAGTAGATAAATATTATGGTTATCAAACGAACTATAACAGAAAGTCAGAAGAATTAGGGACACTTGAAAAAAGAAACTTTCTTGATATGGATATAGAGAAAGAAAGCTATTGGGACAATCATAGAAAAGAAGCAGAAAAACTAACTCCAGATAGAAATAAAATAGTAATACTTAATGCTCTTAAAAAAAGAATTAAAGTTGCTAAAGATGCTGTGGCAAGAAGCCATAATATTGAAGAAGAAAAAATTGGTTCTGTCTATAATTTATTCTCCTATAATTTAAAAGGAGATGATAGTTATGCAGTTAATCTTTTTCCAGAAAGAACATTAGCTATTAAAGGAGATAAGCTAACTCCTCAACAGGTTGAAGATTTTATTTGCAGAAATATAGATATCTTATCTAACCCATTATTTTCTATAAGAACACAAAAAGGAAAAGATGGACACATAATTCTTGATATTGTTAGAACTTTTAAAAATAAAGATGTAGCTATAAATACGGCTAAAGAATATCAACAAGAAAGCATTTATTATCTTGGAAAAAAGACTAAAGATAAAACAGGAAAATTTATTGTATCTAATGCTGAAAAAATTGATGTCAATTTAGAAGCAATAAATAGCTCTTCAGAAAATCTGCCAACAACTCCAATTCAGCAAAGACATTTATCAAAAACAGAAGGAAAACAGGTTGTAGAAGTATTTCATTTTAGTTCGTTTATAGATGATAACATTGGTTGGTTTACTCCACAAGCAATGGGCTTATCAAAAACAAACAGAGAAATTAGTAGAGTGTTTTATCATAAAGATAGAAATGCTGGTTTATTGCCTGGTCAATTGCCTTTCCTTACTTTTTATACAAGAACTTCACCAACAATAGAACCTCATTTAAATATAGGTAAGTCTTTATATAGAACAGAAATAGCTTTAGATGATTTGTTTATTGCAGAAAGTGGTAAAGCACTACCTTCTCCACAAAAGCTGGTAAAACAAGGAAAGCTTGGTGTTTATTTTCCAGGAACTGGAGAAGTTTGGCTATACACTCCAATTAATGCTGTTAAAGTTGTTGATAAGTTTACAGACATAAATTGGCAATCTAAACAAACTTATTCTGGTGAAACACTTGTTGATTATCTTAATACTGAAGTTTTAAAACCAACAGGTAAGATTGTAGATGATTTTAATTTAAGAAACATTTCAGAATTAGAGAATGCTTCTAATGTTTCGTCTGTTATTCAGCAAGTAAAAAATGGAGAGCTTGATAGCGATACAGCTTATGAAGAATTCTTGAAAAAATCTAAATCAGTTGATGATTTAAAAAATAGGTTATTACAAGTATTTAAATGTCCTGTTTGTAAAAAACTTACTGCTCCTGGAGATACTTGCCCACATTGTGGGGCTGATATCAAAACATTCAGCGATAACTGGAAGTTTTATATTGATAAATTAAATAAAGCTAATCCAAAAGAAACCAATAAAATTATTGAAGATTTAACAAATACGGATGACCCAGCATATCAAGAACAATTTTTATTTGATGCTGGTTTTATAAAAGATAAGCAATTAAAAATTCCAGCTGGTGAAATTGAGGGTGGTAAAATTAAATTATTCTTAATAAAACCAAGACGGGGCGGTGTAATGCGTATCGGTATAGAAGGAGAGATATTTGATAAATTACCAGCTGATGCAAGTTTAGATGATGCTTTAAAATTACTCCCACCAGACACACCTGTAATGATTTCTGGTGCTGGAGAAAGAGCAGTTAGATATACAGCTAAAGAATTACAAGATTTAATGGCACAAAAAGATGGCGGTATGGGAGTATTTGTTCCAGCTGTTCACTATTTTACTAAGAAAGGAATAGCTTTTAGAGATATCTATCTCACTGCTCTTGATGGAGTTGATGCTTATAACAAACTTGTTAGAAGAGCTGATAAAGTTATTATTCCTGAAATGAAAAAGCTAACACCAAAAGAACAAGAAGATTTATTAATTTATTATTATTGGCAACAAGCAGATATAAGACCAACTTTACAAAAAGCTTATGGTATTAATGAAGCACCTAAATTAAATGAAAAACAATTAAACATTGATAAACTTTTAAGAAGTGAGTTTGATGGCTGGCTAAAATCTATTAATACAGCAAGAGAAATACAGGGACTTGCTCCGATAACTGGAGTAGAAAACTATTTTCCAATAATGAGAGATATTTCCAGCGATGGTTTATTATTAAATGCTTTATTTAATGAACCAAACCCAGTAAGAATACGCATAGCTTTTCAGAATATTAGAGACCCATTCTTAATAGAAAGAACACCAAACATAGAACCAATCAAATTTAATTTAGTGGAGATATATAGTAAGTATGTTCAGAAAACTGGAAGGTATGTTGCTAATGCTGAATTTCTTGCTAAAACAAAACTATTGTTAAGACCTATTTCTTTAATTGTTAATGGGTCATTAAAAACCTATAACTTACAAACAGAAAAGCCAAACATGTTTACTGAGCTACAACGATATCAGCAAAGAGTAGCTTTTAGAGTAGTTCCTGATTTCATTGGCTATATGCAATCAGACCCTAAAAACCCATTTGTAAGAACTGCTGCGTTAATAATCAATAAAAATTTAGCTGCCGCTACGCTTGCTTATAATCTAAGAAGTGCCTTAATCCAGCCAACAGCCATTGTAAACCTCACTCTTTTGTTTCCTTCCACAGACATTGCTTGGGCAATGAAAGCTGTGTTAAATCCGAAAAATAGACAATTAATAAATGATTTAAGTAAGCATTTACTTAATAGAAAATTTGATGTTGTTCAAGATTCTTTACAGAAAGAAGTTCCAGATTTATTTGGAGATGGAAATGCTCTAAGAAGAATTTGTAATAAAGGACTTAAAGGCTGGTTAGAAGTTAGTGAGAAAGTGTCAGAAATTGGTTTATATCCATTAAAAGAATTAGATTTTATTACTGCTCAAATTGGTGCTTTGACTGCTTATAGAAATGGAATAAAGAGGGGGTTAGGTGGAAAGGAACTACAAAGATTTATAGATGAAAGTTTAATTAAAACCCAAATATCTGGCAGCTTTATGGATGTCCCAAAAGCACAGCTTGGAGAACTACCAAAGCTGTTTAGTTTGTTTCAAACTTTTACTATTGGACAAATAAATTTAGCATACAATGAATTGATTAAGCCTACCCTTCATCCAAAGACAGGATGGAATAAAGAATATTTTAGAAAAGTTATGAGGTTTGGTTTATGGTCTATTTTGCTTAATATTTTATATGAAGATGTTTTAAAACTTCGTTCTCCATTACCTACACCAGAAAGAGAAATAGCCAAACTTTTTAAAGGAGAACAAAATTTTGTAAAAACAACTTTTAATACCGCCAAAGAATTGGCTGAACAAATACCTTACATTGGGGCATCAGCAAGATGGTCAACGCCTTATAGAGCAGTAGAACCAACACCAGTTCTTCAAATATGGACAGATACCTGGAGAACTATGTCTAAACTGACTGCTACGCAAAGCTTTAAAAATTTTAAAATTGAAGATTACACATTACTTCCAAGATGGCTTGGAGTTCCAGGAATAAGTCAGTTTGAAAAGAGTTATAGAAGATATCTGAATGGAGCAAGCTGGGAAGAAATAGTTCTTGGAGTAAAGCCTGAAGAAGTTAGTGGTATAAAAGCTAAACAAAGAGCTACAGCAAGAGAATGGAAAAGAAAGAGGATAGCCAAATGAAAAAAAGGAGTGAAAAGATTATTGAAAAAGTTATTTGTCAGCAAATTAAGACTGAACGAACAGTAGAGGAGCGGCTTACCATAATTGAAGAACTACTAAAACATACCCTAGACAATGAGCTTGCTCACATCTGGGCTTTTATAAAAGCAATTCTTGGTGGGGTGATTACAATATTAGGAGCATTATTAATTTCTTTTTTAACGAGGTAAAAAATGCCATATACAGAAAAAGAGAAAAAATTGCATGCTGCTTTAGTTAAAAAATATGGGCCAAAAAAAGCAGAACAAGTTTATCATGCAATGCTAAATTCAATGAAGCATGAAGCTATTTTTGGTGCTAAATCAAAAAGAAGAAGACAAGCAAAAAAGACAAATAAAAGCTAACTACTCTATCCACCTATTTTTTATGCTAATAGATACAGCCAAAATGTCTGTTAGTTTTTTTGGAATGTCCCATAAATAAAAATCTGTCATAGATTTTTCTATTATATCCCTCATCTTTTTTACTTCACTTTCTTTAACTTCAACGATAAGTTCATCATGAACTTGTATCAAAATTTTGGCATCTAATTTATTTTTCTCTATTTCTTTTTGTAGTTGAACCATAGCTATTTTAATTATATCTGCTGCTAATCCCTGGACAGGTGTATTGATAGCTATCCTCTCAGCATGCTTTCTTTTTTCTTTATCATTTGAATTAATGTCTTTTATATATCTTATGCGTCCAGTTATTGTTTTTATATACCCAAATGTTTCAGCTTCCAATGCTGTTTGTTCAGCATAAAGTTTAAGCATAGGATATGTTTTAAAATAATCATCAAGAACTTTCTTGGCAGTTCTTGGATGGCAATTTAATACTTTGCTTAATCCACCAGCTCCCATTCCATATAAAACACCAAAATTTACTTTCTTAGCATTCAGCCTTGCTACAACCTTATCTTTTTCATTAGCAAACAAGCTATTCGCAGTCATCTGATGAACATCTTCACCATTCTTAAAAGCATTATATAATTTATTCTCTCCTGAAAGAAAGGCTGCAACCATTAATTCTATTTGATTATAATCAGAGATAATAAACTTATACCCATCTCTGGCTACAAAGGCTTGCCTTATTTTTCTTCCTTCTTCATCTTTCTTTGGTATGTTTTGCAGATTAGGATTACTGGAAGCTAATCTTCCAGTGGCTGTAATCATTTGAGAAAAAGTAGTGTGAAGTCTTCCATCCTTTTTGCTTAACTTTTCAGTAAGAGCAGTAGTATAAGTTGAATCAAGTTTTTTAATTTTTCTATATGTTAATAGCTTTGAAATAATGGGATGATGCCTTTCCAATAATTGTAAGGTTTCATTGTCGGTAGATAACTGCCCCTTATTTGTCATTTTTACCTTTGGTAAACCTAAAACTCTGTATAAAATTCTTTGTAATTGTTTTGAAGAATTAATATTAAATTCTTCTTTTGCAAGCAGATAAATATCTTTTTCTAATTGCTTTAATTGTTTTTCAAAATCAGAGTGAAGGTTATTAAGAAAGATAGCATCTAAACCAATACCGTTCCAGGTCATTTCAGCTAAAACTTTTTCTAATGGTAATTCAATACACTGATACCAATCATATAAAACACTATTCTTTTTAAGCTCAAAATTTACAAAAGAAAATAGTTCAAGAGTTGCTCTGGCATCTTTACTTGAATATTCATCTGCCTCATCTATATCTACATTATCAAAAGTTGTTAATCTGTTTTTAATTTTTATTAGCTTCTTTAATTCGTCTTTTTCTTTTTGATTGATTAGCCCATATTTTTTAGACTGAGCAGCCAAAGAAGTGTCCTGCTCTGGGTCTAAAAGATAAGCTATTAACTTGGTATCTTCATACCATTCGTTTACTTCTAAGCCTAACTTCTTAAGCTGTAAATAGTCAAAATAGAAATTGTGAAAAACTTTAATAACATTTTCGCTTATTAAAGGATTACTCAATAATGCTTTAATATCTTCAAGAGAATAATTATTTCCTACTTTATGCTTTATAGGTAAATAAACACTTTCTTCTTTTTTAATTCCCCAAGCAAGTGAAATACCTACTACTTCATCATCAAAGTTTAAGCCAGTAGTTTCAGTATCAATAGCAATTATTTTTTGCTTGGAAAGAATTGTTTTTAATGTTTTTAAATTCATTATTTTTAATCGCACCAGTATTCTTTTTTGCCAATTATATTTTCTGCTATATCCGCATAGTTGTTTCTAAGAAACCATTTCCACTCAGACTTTTCAATAATTCGTCCAATAAAGAAGCCTATTATCAGACCAGCCAGAACAGAAAGTATAATAATAATAACAATCATCTCGACCCCCTCTTTAAGTTTTCTACTGCTTTTTCAAGCGTTGCTACTTGATTAATAGAATATCTATCGCATACAATATCAATATTTCCTTTTTTCCAAAATCCATCAGGGCAGACTACAATCAGCTTCTCTGGACTTTGGCCTACAATTAAGCCAAACTCCAACAGAGTAATCGGCGATTTCGTGCCTGGCGAAAAATACATTATTATTTTTTTAGCCGCTTCCAGAGCTTTGAGTTCCCAAATCACCTGATTACAAAACTCTGGATTAGTGATTTTTTGCTCCCAACTTGAGTCCCAATCATCTCTACGTGGATTGAAAACAACCCAATCTGTGTCTTGAAGAAGCTTTTCTACTTTTGATTGCCAATTTTCTGCCATACCCATTTCAATGCTACCAGACAGAAAAACAGATTTAACCCCATTAGGAGGTATCCAATCTAAGGGTTTAATAATTCTCATTATTTTTATCCTTTATTTTTTATCAAAATCAAAACACTCAAAACTAATAATGGTATTAATATAATCTTTGCCAACAAATATCTTACAATCCTTCTTACATTCTTTACATTTATCAAGCATTGTATCTTTAGGCACAGTTCCAACTTCTTCTGTCCACATGTGTATCTTTTCCAAAGCTTTGTCTATATCTTCTAAAGAAGTGTAGTCTTCTTCAAATCTTTTCATACACTCATCACTACAAAAAAACATGTGGTCTTTGTCTAATACTTTCTTACAAAACCTGCAATACCTAACCTTGTTATTTTTCATTTGGAATCTCCATTGTAAGTTTATACATATCTGTATAAATAGGTATGCCAGCTTCTGTAGCTACCTTCAACTCTTTCTTTGAGCCTTTTGAATTTTCCCAACCAGGCAGCAGAAACACTGCATCACAAACAGTTAAAAATGATAAGCTCATTTCATAAAAAACTTCAATATCAAATTCTCCTGCACCATATACAGACAGTGGAAAATCAAAGATAGGAACAAACGGGGCATACCCATACCTTGCTAACCTTTTGGCTGCATCTAAAAATTTCATAAAATTTTTTCCGTATTCAAGAACTGGATTCTCTTCTTTGTTAGTTGGAGTAATGCTTCCAACAATGTAAATTCTTGTTCTCATTTTCATTTTTTATCCTTTACTATATTATTTTTAAAATGCTGAATTCTTTTTTCAGCTATTTTAATGTATTCAGGTTCTTTCTCAATACCTATATAAGACATTCCTTCTAATAAAGCAGCAATTCCTGTTGTTCCAGAACCAATGAAGGGGTCAAGAACTACCCCACCTTTAGATGTAATAAGTCTAATTAAATATCTAATTAAAGCAATAGGTTTGACAGTAGGATGATTATTTTGTATTTTTCCATTACAGGTTCTTTCGTTGCTGCTTACTTTAGCACAATAAAAAAACTTGCTTACTTTTGCCCCTCTTTGTTTATCTAACTCTTCTGCTGCTTCTTCATCTAAAATAAAATTAGCTGGAAATCTCGATTGAGGATTACTGTCGGCAGTTCTTAGTTCGCTTCTAATTTTTCCCACAGGAGTATCTATATTATATTTTCCTTCAGGAAATGCTGATTTATCTTTTTGATTACAAGGTATTCTACAAGCACCAATGTTTAACCCACCTACTCCCCACTTTAAAACATTATCAACTATACTTTTTTCTGATAATGGCTTTCTGGCCAAGCAGATTGGTTCGTGTGCTGGCTTTAAAGCTGTCCCCCAACCTTCAAAATCTTTTTCTTTATTTTTTCCATTTTTATCTAATTGCTTATTAATGTCCAAACTTTTAGGAAATCCAGAACCATATACCCACTCAATCATATCCCTGATTTCAAATCCTGCATCCTCAATAGCACAGGCAAGTCTGTGATAAGTTCTTGTCCCACTAAAGGCAAGGAGAAATCCACCTGGTTTTAAAACTCTTAAGCATTCTCTTGCCCATTTAAGTGTAAAATCATAATAACTATTTCTTTCTTGTTCAAACCTATCCCAATCTTTTCCCATAAATCTTAAACCATAGGGCGGGTCGGTTACTATACTATCAATAGAGTTGTTTGGAAATGTTTTAAGAACTTGTAAACAATCACCAGAATAAATTATATTAGTTTTCATTATTTTATATCCTTCTCCAAAAAAATGCCAAGCAATAATAGCAAATAATTTATAGCATCATAAATTCTTGATTCAATTGTTTCAGTATCATCTACATACTCACCTCGAACATAAGAACAAATAGCATCAAGATGTTTTCTGAGGTATATCCACAGAACTTTTTCTGGTGGTATGCCTAATTCTTCACCAATGCTTTTAAAATTTCTAAGATAATCCTCTTTACCAGAATAATTGATGCCTTTACTCATTCTAATCTTTTTTATTTCTGGTAAAACTATCTCGTCCACATATTTTTCAAATGTTTCTCTATTCATTTTATTTCTCCTCAAAATGTGAGAATCCAGCATCTTTAAGATATTGCGTTAGTTTTTTGATTTCAAACCTATCGCAATATTTTTTGCTACTAATCTTATATTGATTTTTCTCCAATGGTTGTATCGTAAAAACTGTAAATCCACAACCAATTAGTGGAAGTATTCCTATACCAATCTCTGATTCCATACAAGATATTTCAGCTAAAATATCAAACGAACTGTTTGTTCTGTCTGTATATTGTTTTTTCATATTGACCTCTTTCCATGCAAAACATATTTGTTTAACCTGTTATAAAGTTCTTTCAAAGAAACAACATCCTCAATGTTATGGGCAAGAACATACTCTAACTCTTTTGTATCTCCAGCAGAAGCTCTCATCCAGATATTAGGGTCTCCAGGCAAGGTTTTGGCTGGTATCTCAAGCAAACCACAAGCATTCCCTAACTTCTTTCTTGATAATCTTAACTTTTGTTTAACCATAATATAAGCATCTTCTACAAGGATTTCTTTATATCCTGGAAAATCTATGCCCCACCTTAACGCTCTCGTTCTTGCAAATGGAATATCAAAACGATAGTCAACTCCATTATATACAACAACCCTGTCATACCCTTTTAATGCTTTTGAAAGTGATGCCACAATTCTTTTATCGAAAGTATATGTCTTTCTGATTTCATCTGGTTGAATTAAATCTTTTTCTACTTCATCTGTATCATTATTGAGAATACACCAGGATAGCATGAAATCATAGTCTGCATAGAATCCTGATGTTTCAATATCAAGAAATCCTATCTTCTCTATGAATGGTGAATCCTTTGGAGCTTCTTCAAAGAAACAGTTTTGATGCTCCAGGTAACTCATTGAGTGTTTACAATAATGAGTTGCAAGCCAATCAATTTCTGATTTTTTTAATTTCTTAATGTTTAACTTCATACTTTTCTCTACATTAAATACTTGCTTTTAATTTTGCCCATTCTTTTCTATCCTTTCTTAAACTTGCTAACTCTTTAATAACTTCAAACAATTTAAGTTGCTGTTCAAATAATGCGTCTGTCATATTCATACAGGAAATTGTGTTAAAAAGAATACGAGAAACATCATACAATTTTTCAAGCAAAATGTCATCAAATGTTTCTAAATTTTTTTCTAACTCACTCATTTTTTTACTCCTTTTCTTTTTTCAAAATCACAACACCAAAAATTTTCTGGTGTTATTGCTTCTGGTTCATAATAATCATCATCACAAGTTGCTGGGTCAAATGGTATTGATGCACACCTACCAAATACCTCATCTTGCCTATTCCAATAACAACAATTCTTACATATCTTTTTATTCTCTACGTCAAACATTACCAAACCTAAACTTTCTAATGCTTCCTTTTCGCTATCCCCACAGCCCCGATATACCGCTTCACCCAGCTCTGGTATCCTGGCTTCATAGCCATCGTTGTCAGGTAATTCGACTATTTCAATTGTTAGCTTTTTCATGCTCATTTTGCTCCTCTTCGGTATTATTTGGTTGTTTTTCTATTTCTTGAATACCAACCATCCCAACAAATTCTACTGATACTACAACTGCTTCAAATTTTTTCCAAGACGCTGGGTCTTTGCCGACCACTGTTTTAAGAGCAACTTCTGCCGCATTTTGAATCATTTCAGCCCCAAATTCTCCCCAAACTGCTGCATATACTTCTTTTCTTATCTGTGGTGGATAAGGGACTTTAGACCAACCAATATTGTGTCTGGCATCCTCTTCTATTTTTTGTTTCCACTCTCTTAATGCTTCCAGGTCATCATATTCAATCACCACTTTAAATAGTTGCATTTTATTTCTCCTTTTATTCTAATATCTATTATACTCTTTTTTATTTAATTTGTCAATAGGTGGAATATAATCATACCATTCACCTATAGTCTCAATATTTACCCCCTTTATTTTGTAGTCAATACATTTAAAATTAGGGTTATCTTTAGTTGCCCAATTTTTTGCTTTAACAATAGTTAATCTGTCTCTATCCATTGACAAATAAACTCTGGGTTTTTCTAAACCAAAGCTTGCCCCTCTACCCAATAGCTTTGAGCTATCCTTTTGAATACCAACTAAACAAATACCTTTATCTAATTTTTCATGTATCTTATTTATCTGCTGTCCTATTTTCCAAAACTCATCTTCTATCTCAAGATAATCTATCACATTTATATCGTTTGGCTTAATAACATCAGCAAAATTATTAGACCTGCAGTAAAAATTTGCTTTCCATTTCGTTTTAAACTGGCTTAATCTAATAGCTAATTCTTCTTCAGACATTTCTGAATTGAAATAATGTATCTGATACTTATCCTGATTCATCTTTACAAAATTTAACATGAATAGAGTCTTTCCAACATTTTGAACTCCAGCAATAATAATAATATTTTTAGGATAAACAGCAAACTTCTTTTCTAATCCAAATGGAAAAATTAAATCTAATGGTTTTCCAGGCTTTAAAGTATTAAGATTTATTGGCTCAAGCTCGCTTTCTTTTTTTCGATATGTGGCATTCCACTTTCCATATTTCTCTAAAATACCTTCATCTACCATATCACTTAGAATTTTAGAAATATTCTTTTTATCAGCAGTAGAAAATACATTTAAATCTTGACAAACATTTCTAAAAGAAAATACACCAGACACATTTTCTACATATTCTCTAACCTCTTCAACAAGAGTGCTACCTTTCTCTCCAACTCTCTTTAATGCTGAAGTAATCTTAATTCTCAATGCATCATCTGGGAATGGTGGCTGGCACATATCAGCATAAGGTTTCAATGCATCATATATTTCATCGTATCTCATCCCACCCTTAGCAAGAACCAATGCTAAATGAAATAGACCAGAATCTCTACCACCAAGCTTAAGATTGTCTTTTGTGAATCGATACTTATTGCTGTCTTTACTGTTTAAGAACTCAACTAACTTATCTGGAACTTTACTTAGTTTTTCTGGCAATGAAATCCAGGCATATTCTTTCCCATTAATTTTAGAAGGTGGTAATAATACATAAGCTCCGTCATTTCTAATGTCTATCTTTAGATTTCTATTAGTGGTTGTTCTAAGTTCTGGTGTGTAAGAAAAATAAAAATGCTGTCCACCTCTTGGCGTTACAACCAGCCCACACTCATCATCATCAGATAGCATAGAAGTTATCTTATCAACAGCCTCTTTACTATCTACATCTATAACCGTTATCCCAGATACTTCACCAGTTATGACACCAACATTACCGTCTTCACCATTATTCTTAATCCACTCAAGCATTTCTTTTTTTCTTGGCTTTTCGTCCTGATACTGCTTCCATTTTATTGTGCAAACTTTACTGTTTGTGCTAATGGGTATCACTACCCATCCTCTATCAATATACTTTTTTATCTCTTTCATTTTTATTTTTCTCTTCTCAAAGTCAATTTACTTGCCTCTCTGATTGTTAAATTTTTGCTTGACGCTAAATATACAGCTTGACTAAATAGCTTAAGAGGACACTCCATTGAATAGCAACAAGGAGCATTAGTTTCTTTTCTACAAATCTGGCAAAACTTATGCATTTCATTCGTATCAATCCATGATTTTATTGTATTCATGACAATCTCCCTAAGGGTTTATACGCACCTACCTTACTTTTAAAAGTTTCAATCAATAAAAGTAGCGATTTTACAAGAAAAACACCTATTCTACACATCATTCTTGCTCGTTTTTCGTGGTCTTTTTCCAAATCTATATGGCCAGAGAGGGCAGTCAGTAATTTCACACAGTTTAACTTCTTGCTTTGCCCCACCACAGCAATCAAGACATTTAGCTCTCATTGCCTTTAGTGGTCTTAATAATGATTTTAGATTTTTTATTTCTTTTATTTTCATTTTCTTTTTCTTTCTTATTGTTTGATTTTATATAGCCACACTGGCTGGCCACATCACAGTAATTTAAGCATCTTTTCTCTCCCCAGGTTTCTTTATCAGTGCATTTAGGGCATGGAACTCTCTCGTTAATAACATCATCCAGCAATTTTATCCTGTTCTCTACAAACCTTTTAACACTTTCAGTTGGAAGAATAGGAATAGGAAGCTTAAAAATAGGTGTTTGAATAGATGATGTATAAACACTATTAGCAGTAAAATCTTTTACTACTGGTATAAGAATCAGTTTCTTTGCTTCTGGAAATTTATATGTTTTGTAAATGTTAAGCTGGTGAATATAATCATCAAGACCTTGCCCTTTCAACATCCTTTCTGCTTCATACAACTTTATTATCTTGTAATCATAGATTGTTTTGTTTTCTACATCATACAAATCTGGAGTTCCTGTCAGCTTCAAACCACCAATGCTTACCTCAAAGCTTGTGTCTGGTTCAAATATAAATTTTCCTTTATATTTATCTCTTCTTGAAAGTAAGAAGTTATGATAAGCAGTTCCGATTGTGGTATTTATTACTCCGTTTATGGTAGTGTAATAGTCATGCTTTCTTTGGAGATAAATAATCCTTACAGGCTTTGTCAGTTCAGTGACATGATAAACACCTGGTTCTAAATTTCGTTCGCTGAATAAAGCATCAATAACAGTTATTGGTAAGCACTGGCTTTTACAATTTAAACATTTCTTAAAGTCTGGGAATTCTGAAGGTTCTTTGTCCTGGGGACAATAAAATCCTTTCAGCATTTTAGTTAGTCCTTTCTTTTTCTTTATCAAAAATATTTTTCAATTTTTGTGATGTATGATATTCTTTAAACATCTCAAAATCTTCTTGTGTCATTTCAAATACTGTTTTTACATAGTGTAAATTCACCCAGCCATTCTTTCTAATCTCAGTCTCAGAATCAATAACAGACACAGGAATTATAGTGCTATTGCTTAATTCTGTATAGACCCAGGCAGGAGAGTTCTCAATGATAATAAAGGTTTTGTCAGTAAGTTCAAGAAACAAATATTTTGCATCATTTTTTTCCATTTTTATTCTCCTTTTCTAAATTATTTCCATTCACCAGTTTTAACATACTCAGCAAACAGATTAGTTAATTTTTGCAGTTCTTTTAAATTGCTACTTTTTTTACCAGCTAAAAATTCAACAGCAGTTCGCAGAACACTCATTCTCAAAATTTCAGTATCATTCTTTTTAGGTGGTGCATATTGACTACCTTTTTCCTGATAGTTTTTTCTTATAGGTTTTTGAATAAGCTGTCCAGATTTAGCATCTTGAATCGTTTTAGACCCATTAGCTTCTTTAATCTTAAGTAGCATGGTTTGAGGAAACTCAAATTTAATCATCTTGTCTTCAAGTGATAAGCTCAACTTCTTCAAAACATCAGGATTAAAACATGCCATCCTATCGTTGTTATCGGTTACGAACACCCAGTAGTTCTTCTTAGTTTTCTGTGAAAAATTCTTCCAGATAATAGATATTGACATCTTTTTAAATTTGTTATTGTCACCATCATCATCTTCTTCTTCCTCTTCATACTCATCAGTTTCTAATTCTTCATCTTCTTCTAACTCTTCTTCCAATTCTTTTTCCTTTTCTTTCTTTGCCTTTGAATTGACTTTCTTTTTTTCCATTTTACTTTTCTCCTTTATTTAAATTTGTTCGTTAGGTTCAGGAATTTCTATTCCTGAAGCCAAACATTCTTTAAACCATTCTTCTTTAGCTTTTTTTAAATCTGCTAATGCTTCTTCTACTGTTCTACCATGCCCACAAACATTTTTAAACCCAAACTCACTTGTCCCTAATTCTGGCAACCAAGCAGTAAAATATTGACCATCATTATGAAATTCGATATTTATTTTGTATGGTAAATGCATATAATAATCTAATGCATCAGCCTCAACAGCTTCAGTCATCTTATTTGCTATTTCATTCTTTTCTTTGGTGCTATATATAGCACCATTTTCTATAATTTTTGTATCCTCATAGGGAGCAACTCTTTTCCTATATAATTCAAGTTTAACAGATTCAAGCACTCCTATAACAGAATTATATACTGAAAAGTGTCCTTCATAATCATTGAGGTATCCTAAACAAATTCTATAAAGAATATAAGCTAAATCTCCAATTAGAAAACTTTTTGTTTCAAGCTCCTCAATTAAATCGTCAATGAATAAATCAATGTTTTCTCTTTTTTGCTGACTAATATAAGGCATTTTTTACTCCTTTTCTAAAATTTTATTTTCTTTTTCATATAATAAAGAAACCAACTTCATATCTCTTTTTAGTTTTTCTAATTCAGCAAATTTTTCTTTAAACTTTTTATTTATTTCGTTTCGTTCTATAACATATTCTTTAGCTATTTCTCCAATAGAAGTATTGAATGGATAACTCCTTCTTACTTTTTTAACAATACCTTTTTCCAAAGAGCCTAACCCAATACCTTTATTTTTCAAGTCAAGGTCTTTTAATAACTCTTCTACTAAACAATCATGCTCTAATGTAAGATAAATTGGTATCTCATAATACACATCTATGCTTTTATCATCTCCTAAATAACAAGTTATCAAGTGCATTTATTTCTCCTTTTTAACCTATATAACTATATTATATCATTTTTTATAGGCTTTGTCAAGTCTCTTTATCATCATCCAGATGAGCATCTACCCACGCATCATACTTCTCATCGGCTCGACTCATCTTCTCATCATACTGATAGTCAAAATAATCACAATCCAGACAGGCTTCACCACTCTCCAGGCACTCTTCAATACGGGGACAATCCTCTGGACAGAGGAAATCATCTGGAACATTTCCGTAAGTTAAAGAATTGTCTGGTTTTCTTGTTAGCATTTTTTCTCTCCTCTTATAGAGCCTCTTCCCACCTATTGAACCACATTGTAATCATGGTTTTCAACAAATGCGGCGCTACCATCCACATGTCCAGCCCCGTGGCAGACAGGGCAGAAGTCTTGATATATTTTAGGAAAATCGTTTTCATCGGGTAGTGCCTTCGAAGGCCCGACTAAGGCCTTAGTAAAATCAGGCGGCTTAATTTTATTGATAACTCCTCGCCCATGACAAAGCTCGCAAACCTTCATTTTTCTTTCTCCATCTCAATAATGTTGACGACGGCCAGCTCTGTCTGACTCGGAACTTTTAGTTCTTGTAGCTCACTCATTTTTGCCCTCCTGGTTCAGCTTGATGAACCGCTCAAGAATAACCGCCGTATCCATCAGCTGGCTGAAACGGGTTTGGTATTCTTCTTCTTTTTTTTTGAACTCAGCAAATACCTCAGCAATCGTTGCTTCTGGACTGAAATATTTTGTTTCAACCTTTCTGAGATATATTGAGCCGCTCGACTGCTCAATCTCGGACCAGTCAGTGAAGCCACACTTAGCAAGCTTTGACCCGACCTCTTGATTGTAACAGCCACTTGAGGTGCGAGGGTAAATCCTGAGCTCGGCGGCAACCTCAAATTTTTCCTCATCGTTTGGATTGCCCAAAGCCCTGCCGTGCCTGTTGAATGACCTGACGATAATAGATTCCATGATAAACCTCCGTTCCGTTTATTTTTTCTCTCCTTTTATTTTTCTCTTCAAACATACAACACCAGAAATCATTTTTTGTCATTAGCCATGCGTGATATGATTCAGCATCTGAAGCATAAAATTTAGATTCTTTAATCATCTTCTCCCCATCCTTACTCTCACCCATTTTGCAATATCCCCACCCATTTTCTTCTTCCTTCCAGAACTTACATTCTTTGCATACATTATTCATTTTCTTCCTCTTTTTTCATCATACCTAAATTATATCACTTTTTGTCTTGCTTGTCAAGCCTTTATCAAAAATTATCTTTTGTTTTGCTTTGCTGTATATCCCTTTTTTAAAAATCCAGTTACCTTTTATTTTCTTGGCAAGCCAAACCTCAGCTTTACAAGCCTCGTTTTCTGGAAAGCAATATTTATTAAACTCTCTTACTCTTTTTTGTAAATCTTTATTAGTTGTTATCTGAATAAACCTAACATCATTTTTGCTAACAGCAATTATATCAGCTCCAAAAATATCCTCTCCTTTACTTCTCCAGCCTCGCTTTGTTTTTATGGCATAAGACTTAACACAATAAACAGAATACCCAGCCTTTTCAAGCAGTGGTTTAGCAACTTGAAAAACTAAATAGTTATGTCTCTTTTTATAATTCATTCTTTATTCTGTTATCTTATTCCTATCTTTTGTAGTCTATTATATAAATTTATTCTTTTTATACACTTTTCTTTACTCCACATTTTCCACATAAAAGGCGGGCAAATATAAGTTCCAAGACATTCAATAGCAAACTCTTCAGAAAAATACTCTTCAGGACACAATCGCTTAGCTATTCTCCAGGCTAACAGTTCATCAGCAAGTAGTTTGTTAGTGTTTTTATTTTCATCTGTTTCTTTAGCCTTTAGCTTCTGTCGAGTTATTAAATGTCCGATTTCGTGAAAGAAAGATGAAATCAGTTTTTCTTTTGACATTCCATAGTCAATCCAGATTTCTTTATATCTGGTATCAACAAAAGATGTTTCTGGTCTCTCTATGTTTTGTATTACTACAATCATTTTTTTATTTTTTTCATTTAGACTTTAACAAGTAGTTTACTTTTCTAATGGAAAGTTTTTTGTATCATAAGCATCAAAACCAAGTTTTTTTAATGCTTCAAACTCTGTTTTATCCCAGAATGTTTTTTCTGCTATAATTTGAGAAGGCTTAATTTTATAATCATAAAAATATAACTCTACTAATTTTTTAATTATTCTACCTGGAAATTTATCACGATATCCTATACCAGCCATTAAATATTTTTTTTCGTTCCTTCTTTCTATCCAGAATTGTTTTCCTAATTTTGCTCGTTTCATTTTATGTCTCCTTTTTAATTAAAATTTTAGACTTTTTTGTTTTTATTTTTTCTTTCTTCTTCTTTAATTAATTGCTTTACTCTTTTATACATTTTTTTATCATCAGCAACTAATCCACCTAAAGTTTGTAGTAAAGATAGCATTGTCGAAAAATTTAATCTCTTTCCGTCCTGGTCAATAATAGCTAATTCATCAAAATAGACCTTAAACATAGTTTGTCTCCTTTATATTAAAATTTATTCGTTATCAAAGTTTATTTCCAGTTCGTCTAACATATCGTCCAGCTCCTCTAACTGCTCGTCAATATAACTACTACTAAAGTTAGTAAGTTCTACGTCGTAAGCTATAGGGTCAACTGCTTTTAAGACTTCAGAAGGCAGATAACTTAATTCTCCGATTTGACAAAGAAGATTAGAATCATCTAAAAATTCGTCAAAAAGCCTTTCTATTTCCTTGTCTGCTCCATTTTCTACTAATTCAAGCTTGTTAATTTTTTCTTGTATTTCGTCTATCAGCTCGTCCTGCTCTTTAATGTCTTTTCCTTCTTTTTCAGCCCTTGTTAAAAGCTCTGTTAATCTCTCTTTTCCTTCATTGATTGTTTTAATTTTCATTTTAAATCTCCTTTATTTTTCATTTTATAAGTCCATTATAGCATATTTTTTATGACTTGTCAAGCCTTTTTTGGCTTTACAAGCCTTGTTTTGGCTTTTTATTAATTTTTCTTTTATAATGTTTATCATAG